CCCATTAGTAATGATGTGGTGATGAAAATAGATCGTCCCGATAGGGTCCGATTTCCTGCTATAGAACAGAGCATTACTAATATATTGATGACCTCTAAACTGGAAAGAAGGTTTGTGCCAGCATTTGGTGGAAATGTATTAAAGACTTTATTTGAGCTGATAACAGATTTCGACCAAATCAGTGTGCCGGGCGAGATAAATATTAAAGAAGTTATAAAAATGTCACTAAAAAAATATGAACCCAGAATTACAGTCGAAAATGTTGATTTTGGTGATTGGAAAGAAGATAGTAACTCAAATAAACTAAATATCACCATTATGTATTCGGTGCCACCTGTCAATGAGGTACTGTCATATACGCTAGGGATTAAAAGAGTAAGATAAATGGCAAAAAATATTCAAATTTCCGAATTAGATTTTACAAATATTAAAAGTAGTATAAAAGAATATATGAAAAGTGATCCTACATTCAAGGATTATGATTTTGAAGGTTCTGGATTGTCAACTCTTACAGATCTTTTGAGTTACAACACATATTATAATTCTTTTTATCTCAACATGATTTCTAATGAAATGTTTTTGGACACTGCAAGGTTGAGGGATAATGTTGTAGCTAAAGCAAAGTTATTGGGTTATACACCAACTTCTGCTCGAGCCGCTGAAGCTTCATTATCATGTACATTTGAAATCGTTTCTGATTATGAAGACCCATCGGTTTTCGGCAGTATAAAAATTGATAATACTTTTATGTTTTCAAAAAACAATAGTCAAACATATGAAGAATATAAATTTATTCCAAAAGTGAGCCGGACAGTCAGGAGATCTTTCAATCCCGAACTACGTCAAAATGGCTCATATAGACATGTATATGAAATTTTTGATTTGGAGGTCATCCAAGGCACTTTTGTCGAAGAAAAATTTATAGTTGATACCACAGATCCAAATCAAAAATTTCTTATATCAAATTCTAATGTAGATACAGACACATTGAAAGTGTTTATTCAATCAAATGTTACAGATACTAATTTGACAGAATTTAAAAAACCTACCGATACAATGTCTCTGACTGACATTAGTAAAGTATTTTTCTTGCAAGAATCTTATGAAGAAAAATACGAAATCGTTTTTGGCGATGGCGTCCTCGGATCTGCTATTTCAAGTGGAAACATAATTACTCTGAAGTATTTAGTCACTAAGGGGGCATCTGCAAATGATATGACAGGTAATTTAAAACTTATTTCTTCAAACAGAAATATTCAATCTGCACAGATACAAGATAATTTGCAAATAATAGGCAGAAGCTACGGCGGATCCGAAAGGGAATCTATAAACTCTATTAAATTTTATGCACCAAAAACTTTCGAGGGACAGAATCGAGCTGTGACTGCCAGAGATTATCAGACAATAATTCCTAAGATTTATCCACAAGCGTCATCTGTAAATATCTGGGGTGGTGAAGATTCAGATCCGCCCGAATATGGAAAAGTGTTTATTAGTATTAAACCCAATTCTGGATTTTATGTTTCTTCACAAGAAAAACAATCCATCAAACAGAACTTGGTAAAAAATTATTCTGTACTGACTTTGACACCAGAGCTTGTCGATCCCGATTTTATAAAATTAAAAATTACGACTCAAGTAAAATATGACAATGAATCTACAATGTTGGATGAAGCTACATTGCAAGACATTGTTAAAAAATCTATTATAGATTATGACATGAATATGTTGAACGATTTTAATAGTTACTTTAGATACTCTCAATTTCTTGCCAAAATTGACCAAAGTGATGAATCTATAACCAACAACTTGACCGAAATTCTCATGATCAATGAGAAACCAATATTTTTAGACACTTCCACTAGTTATAGATTTCGATTTAATAACGCTTTAACTCCATCGACTCTATATTCAAAAGCATTTTATATTACTGGCGAAGATAGTGCATATTATCTTGATGATGATGGTTTGGGTAAAGTAAGATTTCACACTATGAACACCGCTTCAGAAAAGGTTTATAATCCGGTATATTCTGGAACAATAAATTACGAAACAGGAACAGTACTCATTCCTGATATCTCCATAACAAGTGTTGTTGGGACGTCATCTTCTATTGGCGTGGTCGTTAAACCTTTGAATAATGATATATTTCCTGTAAGGAATCAAATTATCTTATTAGATTTAGACGAACTGGTTATTTTAATGCTAGAAGATACTGATGATTTTAATGAAAATTATGACATATCTTCGCAAAGAGTTGTAATATCCAGAAATACCACCACCACATATAATAGTTCATCAATGTCTGTTACATCCGAAACCGGATCAACATCCATAACTAGAACTTATTCGGATTCTCCAGCTTCTGGGTCTAGTGGCGCTAGTGGCGGATCTAGTGGCGGATCTAGTGGTGGCGGGTATTAAAAATGAATAAAACTAATATTTCAAATGTTGCAAACCATATAAAATCTCAGCTTCCTACCTATATTTCTTCTGATGAAGATTATTCTAGGTTTGTAAAATTTTTAGAGTTGTATTATGAGTGGATGTCTCAGTCTGATAATCCGTCCGGTGTTACCGGCGATATGACTGAATATGGTGATATTGATGATACATTAGAAATGTTTGTTTCTTTGTATAAGAATGAACTTGCTTCATCTTTTCCAAATGTTGTAAAGATAAAGGGAATTAACGAAAAAAATTCTGAAAATGTAAACTCAAATCAATTAGGTAATATTACAGAAACTGCTACAGAAAGTTTATATGACCAAGAATTTTTAATGGATGGAATTGCAACATCTTTCAAACTTAATTATTTTAATCCTTTTTATTATTTCGGCGAAACTGATGCGACATCTGTTGTCGATGAAATTGTGGTATTTAAAAATCCAGCAACTTCACCTGACCGTGGCGATGGGGACACGTTACAATCTTATATAGATAATTTAACTCCGCCAGATGTAAGTCGTACAGGAACAACAGGAGATTATGTAAAACTGGTCGAAAATACAGATTATGTCATAGAAGAAAATTTTATTAAATTTGTTGACTCTAATGGCGATCCTGATACTTTGGTGACAAATGACATTGTAAAAGTTAGATTTTATGTAAAAACATACTTAGATGTTTCAACAACACCGGACACAGAAGATGGTGTTAAAAGATTAGTTGAATCTACTGGCGTCAAAAAAACTACATATGAAAATCAAAGAAATTTTCTAAAATTTATGAAAGATTTTTATCAATCTAAAGGAACAGAAAAGTCGTATGATTTTTTATTCCGAGCTATTTTCAATGAACCTATAGAAATTTATTATCCAAAAGATAACCTATTTAAAGCTAGTAATAATATTTGGGAAAGTGTCACATCTGTACGCGCTATTCCACATACCGGTACTTTAGAGAATCCAGAAATACAAAATCCATATAGAATAACAGGAAAAGTGTCAAAAGCAACTGCTACTGTTGAATATTATAAAGACTTTAAAGTTGGAGAATATGATGTTAGAGAATATTTTTTAACAAATATTTTTGGTGATTTTGAAAGTCAAGAAGATATAGTAGTTTCGCAAACAAACGGATCAGAATTTGAAGAAAGGTTATATGAATGTGTTGTGGGGTTTGATATAACAAACGCTGGTAGTGATTATTCCAGAAATCAACCCATACATTATAACCTATCTTCCGAGGGTTCTGGTTACGGTTTTGCTGCGGAAATCGATCATACATCAATAGGTAAAGTAGAAAGTATTAATATTGGATCGGGTGGCGATGGATATATTGACGGCGAACATATAGAATTTGTTGATGAAGGAACATTAGGTTCTGGTGCTTCTGGAAAAGTAACAAAAACTAGTTCGACATTCTCCAACTACAGTGTTTTATTTAATCAGAATCCATCTTCTACTGAATATATTGCCAACGGGCCGCAAACTATATTTGATATCGGATTATCGGGAGACGATTATCACGACACTGCAAAAGATACGGTAGTAAGTATCGAAAATATCGATTCAAAATTTTCTTCTGTGTTTGCAGTATATGATTTTGAAAGTATTGATAATTCTGTTGTCACAATGAAAGACGATACAATATTTTCTGGTCAAATTAGAGACTTAAAATCTAATTTGAATGGTATCAGAATAGATTCTTCTTTGGTTTCTACCGAAACTCCGCCATATGTTGTTGCAAATATAGATCCTTCTGATGATTTGGATACTAGATATAGAAACGATATGATATTAAGTATTACTAGTGTAGATGCAAATGGTTCTATTACTGGCGTGAATGTTGAAAACTCTATTAATGGTTTAACAGGGGGTGTGTTAGGCACCAATTCAGCCGGTAAAACGTCATCGTCTACGCAAGTGCTACCTTCTCCTGTCAATTTAGAAAATCAATCTGGTAGATATGAATCTGGCAATGGTTTCGGTGCTAAATTTGACATATCAATTACTGACAATGCAATAACTTCTATTGACTTGTCTAATTCTGGCGCTGGTTTTCAGTATTTAGAGAATGATGTTCTAAAAATAGATGGAAGTGAATTTGGTCTAAATGGAGTTTCGGGTACAAATGATGTTTTTGTAAAAATAACAGCGACGTCTAGTGGAACGGATTATAATTCTATTATACAGGAAGATATACCCAATTCTGTGGCTGGATATACTACCACATCTGTCAGCGGCGCGAATGCTAGTTGGAATATCTCTACAGGTATGAGTCCCTATCCCAGACTTTTTTCTGTTATATCGAACAACACACCTCTTTCTGTTGGATATAAACAGGACGATGTTTTTACAATTCCTGGCAATTTAGTAGGCGGCACAACGCCTGCAAATGATATTACAATTATAGTGTTGCAAGTGGATTCTACCGGAAGAATAGAAGAATTTTCTTATAATGGAATATCACCAGTAGGGACAATATCTACTTTTGATTTAGTAGGAACACCGGTCTTGCCGGATCTATTAACTACCTATCACAATCCGATTTTTACCTTGACACAAAATAATATAAATCTTACTGCCGGAGAAGACGCCCAGTTTTTTGTTAGAGTAAATGGTGCAGCTTATATAATTACAGAGCCCAGTTTGTCCGAACGAGGCAAGAATTATGCAATCGGCGACACAGTACTCATAGACGGCTCCGTCTTGGGTGGCGTCACTTCGACAAATGATTTAAGTTTTGAAATTTCTTCGGTTGACAGTTTGGGTGGTATTACAGGAATTACTAATATATCTGGTGTTGCTGCAAATACATTTTCGATTTCTAATCAGTCTGCAAAATCTGTCAGAGGTAAAGATGCAAAATTTGATATTGTTATTACAAATGATTTTTATTCTGCAAGTGTGAGTTCTAATCAAGGTGGTACTGGATATAATGTAGGACAGATATTGACTTTTAAAGGATCTGTTTTAGCTCACCAATGGATTAAAAATGGATTTAGAGCTAAGACAAATCAGGTAGGTGCAAACGCATTATTTACTGATTCTGGATATATGAGACTTTCTGATATTGGTGAAACATTTAGAAAAAATTCTACAGATGGTATTACTATTGATTTTTGGTATTTCCGAAAAGGTACTGAAATTAGTGGTACTTATAATGGAGCATCTATATTTTCTATAAATGAATCTGTAGGCGGTACGCAAAAAACATTTTTGCAACAACTTCCAAACGGGACTTTAGAGTTTGGAAATGTAAATGGTGGTGTAACTTCCACAACAACCGGCGCAGCTCTTTCTTTTGGCGACTGGCATCATGTTGCAGTATTTTTAGGTCCAACAGAATCCAGAGTTTATGTTGATGGACAAGACTATATTGCAATCAACGATGGTAGTTATTTTGATATTTCTGAATATGGGGAGTATACAGAAACGATCACTATTGCCTCTGGCCAAGAAAATGGCGTTTCTACGATAGTATATGATCCTAATAAAAATATAGAAATGACGGTTGATTATACATCAGGTCCATCTGTTGGAACACTTGTTCCCGTTACACCTACGACCAACTCTGCGGGTAATGTTCTTTCCTGGCCAACATTGTCGGTTGGAGACGTGGTCACTCTAACATATTCAAAACCAGTAAAGAATTTTTACTTGGGTGCTAGACAAAAAGAAGACCCATCATATTCTATAGAAGATTATAATCATGCTTTCTTTGGAACTCTGAGATTTTCAACTGGTCGGAGATATGAAGAAGTCTCTGGTCTTATTGAAGATACGGGTACTGATAATTCTATCTCTGGTGTTGGATTGAATCCAATATATGTAAATCCAATTCCTTCTGTTCAAACAATTCGTGAATCTGCACCATTAAAAGCCACATTTAAAGTTACTGATATTAATAAATCTGCATTTTCTATGATGTTTGATATAAACGAAACGCCTAGAATTGTCAGAAGTGTGAATTCTTTAAATGGTTTGGGAGAACCTATTACCACATCTTCTGATTTGATTGGGCCGGGAGAGACTGATAATTCTGGTAATCCCCTAACTCCGCAATATACACTGACTCAAGCACTAGATTCTGGTGGTAATGTTATAAGTGGTTTAGGATCTGGTATTGCATTTTCCCCCGACTTGGGTATAGATGAGACTATAGAAATATACTATTTGAGTGTGTTAAAAAATGATGTTGAATATATTATCCGTAATGAAAATCATCCGGTATCTGCTAATAAAATTTCTCTGAGAAAATCCGATGAAAATGGTATATATTCTACCTATGCTTTACCGGATGGAAATTCTTTGCGAGTTTCTTGGTCATCAAAACCTAGAGCTGAAATTAGCTCGGTATCTATATCCACTTCTGGAAATAATTACATGAAAAGACCATATGGATATATTAAAAAAGAAACTAACGGTTATAAATCACAAGGATCTGGGGCTTGGTTTTTGGGACAAGGCAAAGACATAGGTAAGATAGAAAGTTTTGAAATTAAAGGAAATAGTTTTCAATCGGAACGAGAGGGGTTTGGTGTCAATTATACTACCGCCCCAGTGGTCGACCTAAGTTCCTTTGGCGATGGACAAGCGACTGCGACCGTGTTGACAGGCCCACTTTGTATTCGCCGTGGAGAGTTTTTAAGCAAACAGGGATTTTTGTCTGATGATAATAGATTATACGATGGTTATTTATGGCAAGATTTTTCTTACGTTGTTAAAGTTGGAAGGTATATTGATGATTGGAGAAAAATTGTTAAAAAAATTGTCCATCCAGCAGGACTAATGATGTTTGGAGAATATAGTATTTCAACTGCTGCAGAAGTTAGAAAAGGTGCTGGCATTGCATGGGCTCAACTTATATATGAGATTATTAAAAATGTCAACATGAAAGTGAAAAATATGGACGGCCTCGGCCGTTGGGCATATGGTGAAGCTGATGGATATTGGTATCCTACTTCGACAAGACAGGACACTAATTATCTAAATTCTCATGGAAATATTTTTAAATATGATAACAGACAACTAAGTGTAAATTCAACAATAGACGGAATGTATAATGGTGTAGGAGAAGGAGAGGTGTCCGATGACACCGCTGGGTCTACTTCTGTAGATACTGGTTCAGGAAGATATGCCCTGTTGCAGGCGGACGGTACGAATGCTTCTGGTGGCTGGTGGCAAGTTAAAAAGATAGCAATAAACTTTAAAGAGGCTACCGGAAAAGATTATTCTCACTATTACACTTCCAATCTTATAGGAAATACCGTAACTATTTACGATGTTTCAGATGAATCTATGGTCGCTGATGATTGGATTAATACTCGGCCGTGGGGAAAATATAAAATCACTGGTGCTATGATAGATTCTTCTATAGGAGAAAGATATGTTGTATATGATGTCGATCTAATTTCTAATTATTTACCAGACATGCCTACATGGGACAACGCTGCAGGCGGGGGACCGAATATAGTAGAATTTAGATGGGATAATATATTCAGAGGAAATGTGGACAGAAACGCGAATAGTTGGATAGGATCTATTATGGATGGCGCCAATCCAAGAGATGAAAAAATGATAATAAATATTTCTGGAAGGTGGAATAATAATATTGATGGCGATGTCCCGACATTACACACGACTTGGAAATCTTTGGAAAGATTTAAATTTTACTTTAGAGATATATATCCTTGGAATGAATTGGTACAACAGATGTTCAGTCCTTCATCAGAAATGATAGGTTCTCCATACAACAGGCATAGAGAATTGGTGCAGGGAAATGGGCTGACACACATCGCAGTAAGACATTCTGATTATAATATGTGGTACAATTTACCAGTAGAGGTGGACGGAAACAATGAGTGGATTTCTACTACTGATGGAACAGACCACAAATGGCGAAATACTGTTATGTCAGATGTTGTCACAAAATCAGATAGAAAATATAGAGCAGTTCTAGATTCTATAGTAAATATTTCACCTGTTTATTTAGTCATGTCAGAAGAAAATCCTTTGTCGGGGACCAGAAAAAGAATGGGCCCGACAAATATTTCTGTAGAAAGATCCAAGTTTAATAATAGATTACAACCTAGTCTGGATTATAATAAAAACTTGTTAGATTTGAATATTATCAATAAATATTCTTCTGGTACATTACATGATAAATCTAATTTTGCCTCAGAAGCTACTTTAATAAAATACACTGTAGCGCCGACAACTGTTGAAGAATTGAATGAAATTTTGGAAACGTCAACAATCGACTAAAAAAGATTATAAATAATATAAAAATCATACGCAAAAGGTAGAACAATGGCAGCAATTATCACAAATAAACTGAGAATATTTAATGCTCAGGAATTCTTGCAATCTATTAACAGATCGGCAAGTATCTGGAAGGCGACAGAAACCTATGGTTTAGGAGATTCAGTAGTCAAAGATGGAAATCTTTGGGTTGCTCTCACGGCCGGAACTTCAAGTGCTACGGGACCTACTCCTAGTGTACCACAGGACGGCGGTGTTCTTTGGTCTAATCAGGGACAGGCAGTGTATAACAATCTGTATATGTCTATTGGGAAACCGACTTCATGGTTAAATGATGCTAATCCACCAACCCCCGAAGATTCTATTGGATATGGTTATGCAGTTAAAACCGCATCTATTGCAATGAAAAAGGTCTCCAAACCCGATATGACTCTTGCAATTCCGAGAATTAATTGGACACCAAATACAGTTTATACAATGTATGAACATGATTTGGCAGAAGAGATTATTCCAAATTCTTATGTGATAACCGAAGGTTCAAATCAATATAATGTATATAAGTGTATTAATAATCAAAAGTTTGTAGATGATAGCACAACATCCATCGCAGTACAATCGACTGTAAAACCCACCTCTACATCAGCATCTGAGATAGAAACCACAGCTGATGGTTATAAGTGGAAGTTTATGTATTCTATTTCTCTGTCAGATTCCTTGAAATTTTTAACTAAAGACTATATTCCAGTAACTACAGTTCAATATGATCCGCTTGATGGAACCTCAGCTGCAGGCGTCCAGTGGGCAATTCAAGTAGCCGCTGGAGTATCGCCGGGCCGGATAGATCAAGTGAAGTTGATGCCGAATGAAGTGGGCGGCGCAGTAACAGGTGGCGTTGGTTATCATGCAAATTTAATTCGATCAGATATTGCGTTAAGCGCTGGTACAACTCACATTATTACAGGTGTCGACTCTAGTATGGCAAATGATATGTATAAGGGATATCATATGGTGGACATTAGTAAAAATCCACCAGAACAAGCTAAAATTACAGGATGGGTTGTTTCTGGAACTTCTGTCACTGCCACAGTAGATTCTTCGTTTACTGGCGGACCAAATTCTAGTATTATTATCGCTCCGGGCGTAACCATAGACAGTGGTAATGGTAGTGGATTTAAAGCTTATGGTATAGTTTCCAATGGCGGAGCCCAAGGAAAAATATCTAGTATAGTTATCACTAATAAAGGTGCAAACTATACTTCAATTCCTTCTGCTACTATTGACACAGACCATTTGCCTGCTCTATCATCGGGCGCTCCAAATGTAAATGCATGTAAAATAAAACCAATTATTAGTCCCGACAAAGGACATGGATTTAATGCTGTAGAAGAACTTGGCGGATACTATATTATGATTGCGATGCGCCTTGAGTATGACGAACAACATACTAGAGATGATGATACCAATACTAGTCAAACAAAAGCTATGTTCCCCGTATCCGATACTTCTTCCATATTCAGACAAATTGCAATTATCGCAGATCCTCTGGAAAGAAGTAGTCTTATCCCTGCAACAAATGATTCATATAGAGGGCCTGCTTATACAACTCCTAGTGTTGATGCATGGGGTACTGCAAATGAAACTACTTTTGATGTAGAAGCTGGTTCTGGTAAAGTTTTATATACAGAAAACAGACAACCAGTATCCCGCGCTATAGACCAAATCGAAGATATCAAGGTTGTCTTTGAATTTTAATCCGTT